GCTGGTAAGAGGATTTCACCACTAGCAATTGGTGCAATCCGATAACTTATTTCGGTGTTGAAGTGCCACCCCATTGACTGTGTGTCACGGCTGGTAGCTTCAAGAATTGTCTCTGCCATCTCGGCGTCCACCAAACCCGAAGTCAGCGAGTTAACTGGGGACTCACCTATGCTAGAGAGCATGATGTTGACGGCTTCTAGTTTAGTGGTAGGCGTCATTTATTAACCTCGAAAAAATAGGGGAACCCCTGTAAAGAGATTCCCCTAGTTGGTTTAGGCGCTAGTCAAAGCGATTGCGCAAGCAGGGCGCAACACGTTGTGACCCATAGCGTACTTAGCAACCATCAAGGTGCCTTGACGCTCGATCTGGTATTCAGCTTCCACGCCCAAGTCCATCAGCTTCACAGTAGCGGCGGCGTCAGGAGTGAAGATCAGACCCTTAATGGCGCTGAAGTCACCCTTGTACTTACCAGTACGGGTAGAAGTGATAGGAGCGGCATCGCCATCAGACAGAGTGATCGATTGATCAGACTGAGGCAAGTGGTTGCTCACCATAACGCGGAGACCAGCCACCACAGGAACCATAGCACCAGCGGTAGAACCAACACCACCAACGTCACGGTTCAGCCATGCGGCTTTAGTGACATCAGAGACGTTCAACAGTGCGTAGTATTGCTCAGGTGGCAACACAACAACTGCGTTCTCCATAGGAACGTTCTTCTTGGTGAATTCTTCAACTGCGGCATAGATAGCGGCAACGATCTTCTGGGGATCGGTGGCATCAGCGGCAACCGTACCGATGGTCTGGTTGGCAGTGTAGATTTCATCATCGAAGCTGGTGCCGAACTCAGCGGCGGCTTTAGTTGCATCGGTAATGAATGCGGCTTTGGCAACGGTACGGAACACGTTACGGTCAGCTTGACGGGCAAGAGCGGCACCAGACTCTTTAGAGTAGATACCACGCACATCATAGTGGTTCATAGCCTCATCAATGTTGGCAATGAACACAGGGCTGATCAACAGGTCATCCACGGTGACAATACGCTCACCGTGCTTAACCTTGCCCGGATCGATCATCGTCCCAGGCGTGTGGTATTCTGCGGTGGCATAGCCCGTGAGAGGGAAGCTAGCAGATTTGCCCTTGGAAATGGTGCGCACACGGTGCAAGCCCATACCAATGTTGGTATGTTCGAAGGAGGTCAGAACCTCACCAGCGAACAGCTTAAGAAATAACTCGCGGTCATCGCCACCAGCGTTGACTTGACCAAGGCGAGAAGGGTTGTAATCAGGCAAAGCCATTTGATTTTCCTTACAAGATAGAAGAATGAGAAAAAGAGAGCGAATGCTCGGTTTTTAACACTACGACTTTCTTGCAATGCCTCGTTCAGGATTGTCCTCCGCAGAGGGTCAAGACCTACTACTTTGCTTAAAATTCATCGTATCAAAAATCCGAATGAACCAAAAAGACCCCCCACCGTGAGGTGAGGGGCTTCAAGGTTCAGGAGTTACAGGATGTTGGAGTTCTTTAATCGACCTGCCACCATCTGTCGGAATGCGGGATCGTTTGCGTATCTCGGGTCAGCCATATCACGGGTCATTTCCGCAATAGAGGCATAAGACCCCGCTGATCGGGTGCTGGTCTCTCCGTAGACCAAGTTTGGCATCTTACCCATTTCAGAACGATATCGAGCCGCAAGCCCTTGGATTGCAAACGAAGCCTGATCCATGTCATGAGTATTGAGGTTTGCATTAAACGCATCAATCTCACCTTGGGATAGGTTAGTTGCCGCCCAGTTTATCATCTGCTGATATTCTTCAGCGCCGCCAACTACAGAGTAGGCTTGCTGACGCATATCATCCATGATTGCTGTTTGACCTTCGATGTATTGATCTACGATAGCGCGAGGGATGCCATTTTGTTCCAACGCGGCATAGGCTTCATCAGAGAGACCGCCGTTTTCGTAGTATTCTTGAGCGAAGGCATCGAAGTTGAGGTTTGACTCTGCCAAGTATTCAGCCACCTCAGGTGGTGAGAACTCGTTAGGATCAAAATCAGGATCGATTTGGTTTTCTGCTTCTTCATAATCTTGCTCACCACCACCACTTAGCTTTTGTTCAAGCTGTCTGTAGGCTTCTGCAAGATCTTCAGCAGATTTAAATTTTTCAGGTAACCACTCAGGTCGCTCCGCGTCAGCTTGAGAAGCGGGGGCGGGTTTGCCACCCTCCGCTACTCGCAGAAGTTCTGCTTGCTGTTCGGGGCTTTCTGTGGATTCACCTTGATAAGTTTGAATAGAATCCGACACAAAAAACTCCTAGTTTTTATTTATTTCTTCTTACGCTTTGCTTGTTCGCGTTTAAGAAGCTCATCATAACCTCGACCTGCGCCATACTTTTTGTATGCCGTTGAACCTTCTTGGTCGATGTTACCTTCAGTGAACCGTTGGAACGATCCTAGGAAGGTACTTGGGTTAGCCTTCAACTCTGCGTTAGAAGTGTCTAAGCCAACTTTCTTAGCGTCAGAAACACTGAATTTAGCCATGATGTCTTTCATGGTAATTTCAGGTTCGCTAGCCGCACTAGACGCTGTTACAGTTTTAGTGTTCCCACCACTACCCAGATCCTTAACTACCGACTTTTGTGTGTCGTAGGCGTTACGGGACACAGTAGGCGCAGTCACAGATTTAACAGGTGCAGAAGCCTTTACGCTTCCTTGTTTAATGGGGGACATAGAGCGTGTCTTACTGCTTCCGCTACCAACCAAGTGAGCAGACCCAGTTTGTTTTACTGGACTACTTGGTTTGGTAAACGTGGCAGAACCACGTGAACCTTCGCTAGGGTAGC